ACTTAGAACGATTCGACTTTAACCAACACGCCCACTTTTTTGTGTGCGCGTGCGAAAAAAAACGGTAGGGGTACAAAATTATGGGCCGAAAGTGTTGTGATCCTGATTTGTTTGAACTTAGGGAACGAATAGGCGCGGAACAGTACAGAGATTTGTATCGGGGTGTTTACACAAAAACACGGAACCATGGAAACAGCAGATTTTCTGGGAAGAGATACACAAACAGTAAAGAACGACTTTCAGAGTTGAGAGAAAAATATAAAAACGGTGTGCCGGATAAGGTAATAAATGAAATGCTGGGGATTGATTAAATGGGTAGAACTCCAAAGAGTACAGAAGAACATATTGCGAATGGAACATACAAGCCTTCCAGGCATGACGGGCGCGGTATAACAATAGAGCCGCTTGATACGCTCCCCGCCCCTATCAGCTTGTCAAAGCGTGCAGCTGAGAAGTGGGAAGAAATGGTTCCGGCCATGCTTAATGCAGGACTGGTTTCGGTTTTGGATGCAGTGATTTTGAAAGATGCGTTTACTTCTTATGACATCGCTCAGGACTGTCTTGAAAAAGTAAACGGTTACGATAGTTATGGCGAATATCTGCGGAACCTGAATAAAACTACGCAGATGAATCTGCTCGATGTTTATACTCAGCAGATGAATCGGTTTCATAAAATAATGATGAAATTCGGGGTTACGCCAGAGGCCCGAACAAGAATGAGGGTAAAACCAAAGGAAAAAGAAGGCAGCGACTTCTTAAAGGATTTAATGGGAAATGGCTAAAAAGTCATATTTTACGTGGGAGGAATTATGTTTGCGAGTGCAGAGGTAAAGGATTACGAAATCGAGCTGGATGGAAAGCCTTACACTGTAAAGGGTGAAAGATGGCTCGGCTATGTAAATCCGAATGATGAAGAAAAGTATTTTACTGGGATGGTGTTTGATCCATGTGAAAACGGTTACGAACTATGCGAAGCCGGAATGATTACAATCTCAAAAGAAACATTTGAAAAAGACACCTGCAGAGTTACTTATTTCAAATAAAGGAGGAAATATGATAGCAGAAAAAGCGGCGGAGGCAATAAAACAGGCGGTTTGCTATGAGCTTCAGAACATTGTAAAGGATCACGGCGCGGTTTATAACTCCGGCCATGAAGCTTATGTAATCCTGAAGGAAGAAAAAGAAGAAGCGGCAGAAAGTTTAGAGCTTTTCGAGTCTCATTTCAAAACGATCTGGGAAGGCTTGAAGGTCAATATTCTGAATACAACAGATATTTACCAGGCAAGACAGGCAGCGCTCGCACTTGCAGAAGAAGCGGTTCAGTGTGTTGCTGTCTGTGATAAGTTTATCGAAACGCTTGGCGGGATAAACTGTGATAAAAAATAATGTTTTCGTGATATTGATTTTGATTAACCTTCTTGTTTTGTCAGTGGCGGGTTTTGTTGTTGCCGGATTGTATCACGATATGGCGGTAATGCAGCGGTATAACGACAGCTTAAAACAAAGCCTTGCAGAAATGCAGACTCAGCAGGAAGAGATTTCAAAAGACATCAGACAGGTAAAAACCGACAGCGATTTAGTTTTAAGAATTGTTGTTTCGGGGCAATATATGGAGGAATAGAAAAATGGAAGAACAGGATTTTGTAAGAGACGAACAGCTTGAAATTATCGTTAATGACTTGATAAGCGTTGAGCCGGAATTGATTTATTTGAAAGCTGGAAAAGTTGGAGTTGTCTGTTTAAGAAGTGACAAGTGCAAAAAGAAAGACGGGATGCCGGTTTATGCTGATTGCGAAGAAGTTCCGGAAAAGTTCAAATGGGCTACAGAAGCAAAGTTTATGATTACGGTATTCTCACCGAATACATCATTTTTTGACGTAAGAAGAACAAGAATTCTTTTGTTCCAGCAGTTATTGAAAATCACTCCAAAGGAAAAAGAGGGAGAATTCAAGCTGCGCGATTATGATGTAAAAGATTTCAGTGTAATTGTAAAGCGTTACGGGGCTGACTGGTTTAAGAGCCCTGAATTGTTTGACGAGGTGGAAGAGTAAAATGACAAAAGAGCAGGAAAAGTTCAGCTATATTAAAAATTATAAAGATTATGATGTTGTCGGCGATGACATAGATTTTAAGGTTTTTGCAGATTGCGGCCCGAAGGAAGTCGTGCTGCAGTTTGAAGAAAGCGATAGTCAGAACGACTGGGTAAACAATCTTTTATTCATTCCGTGGCCGGTAAAACTTGGTAATAAAACCGCATGGACTACTCTCGGCTATGCTCGCGCATATAAATCTGCAGAGGACATTCCAGTTCAGGAACTTTTGAAAGAGATTGTAAGTCATCCGGATTTTAAGGTTGTAATTCGTGGATGGAGTTTCGGCAGTGCAATGGCAAAGCTTGCGGCCCGTCATTACTTCAATATTACTCAGAAGGGTGTCGACGAGCTCACAACTTTCGGTGATGTGAAGTGCTGGCTGAATCCTTTCTTCAAGAATAAAGCGGTAAGACTCCGCGAGTATGTTACTGCAAACGATTTTGTGACCTGGTGCGTTCCTTTCTATCATCGTGATAAAAAGTGCCGTGTCGGTAGAAAGTTCAGCCTTAAAGAAATCTTTAATACAGAATACTACCACACCCACTATGAAGAATACGATTATTCAAAATGGGAGGAAGAATCTAATGGAGAAGATTAAACAATTAAATGAACTTGAAGCTCAGGAAGGCTTATCTGATGAAGTCATAACAGAAATTCTGACAAAAAGAGATGTTAACAAGGCTTATAAAATCCTGATGCAGAGCGCATTGATTTTCTATCACTTATGCGGTCAGGATGTTTATGAGACAGAAGCGGATTATTTTAGGGCTTTCCCGTTTACTGTTCATTATGTCGATGGTGGAACTGTAGCCGGTGAATTGTTGAGAAAATACGACTCCGAAAAAGGAATATGGCAGAGTGATGAGTGAACAGTTAGAGCTTGATCTAGAGTATCCGGAAACGCCTGAAGAAAAGATGCGCGAGAAATGGCGGTATGAGGCAATGGCACAGCTGCCGGTCTTTACTCCGTTATATAAAAAATATTATGGCATAATCGGTAGGTGTTACCGGTTAGATCAGGATTTTAATTGCCACACTTTTATTCAGAAGAAAGATTTAAGAACCGGAAGATATATAGGAGGATGGATAAATTGACTAAAAAAGAATTGTTAAAAGAGCTTGAAGGCCTTGAAGATGACGCCATTGTTTTTGTTTATGTAAATGATTCTTATTATCATATTGCCAGCACTGAAGATAAGGTTGCCGGCTGTAAAATGCAGAATGAGATCACTTTAATTTGTGATTAGATTTATAAATAATGGCATCAGCTTACAAGTTTACTTACTTACAATATATAAATCAGGTCTCAAATAGTAAAATTCCAACTTGTAAAATGGTAAAGCTGGCGGTTAAACGCCATATAGCCGACATGAAAGCGGCAGAATCCGGAGCTTTCCCTTATGAGTTTAATCATAAACGGGCACAAGCTGCAATTATTTTCTTTTCGCAGCTTGTGCATACAAAGGGAAAACTTGCGGGCCAGAAGCTTAAGCCGGAACCATGGCAGCAGTTTATTATTGCTATGCTTTACGGATGGCGGCGTAAAGACAACGGAAAGCGCCGTTTCCGCCGTGCTTATATTCAGGTTGCAAGAAAAAACGGTAAATCTTTTCTAGCTGCAGGCGTTTCGCTTTATGATCTTCTTACAGAACCAGGCGCGGAAGTGTATTCTGCAGCAACAAAGAAAGACCAGGCCCGTATTGTTTTTGATGATGCAAAGAAAACCGTTCAATATTCGCCTGACTTGAAGAAGTACATTAAGCCGCTCGCCCACTCTCTTACTTGTGCAGACGGCACAATGAAGCCGCTTGCATCAGATTCAAATACCCTCGATGGTCTCAACCCATCTTGCGCAATTATTGATGAATACCATGCACACAAAACAACAGAGCTTCTGGATGTAATCGACACTGGTATGAGGGCCCGCGTTCAACCGTTAATGTTTATCATCACAACGGCCGGAAACAACAGAAACGCGCCTTGCTTTGAAGAATACGAAAAATGCAAAAAGATGCTTTCCGGCGCGGCCGGTTATGAAAATGACGAGTATTTTGCCATTATTTACGAGCTTGACAAAGGCGACGACTGGAAGAACGAGAAAAACTGGTATAAAGCGAATCCGAATCTGGGTGTCTCGGTTGAAATGGATGCTATGCGCTCAGCTTATAAAGAGGCATGCCTTTCTACATCTGCAGAGACAGCGTTCAGAACAAAGAACCTGAACGAATGGCTAAACGTTGCAGAAGTATGGATAAATGATCGCCGCTGGGCTAAGTGTCAGAAGCGATTTAATGAGAATAATCTTGAAGGTTTGCGATGCTGGGGAGGCATTGACCTTTCAAAGCGCCTTGATTTTACTGCTTTAACCTGGTATTTCGCTCTCGATAAGGGCAAGCGATATGCAAAGCATTATTTTTTCATTCCGGAAGGACAGATTGACGCAAAAATGAAACAGGATTCTTACAGAATCCGGCAATGGATACAGCAGGGCTATATTACAGCCACACCAGGAGACACTCAGGATTTTTCTTTTATGCTTAAACAGATTCTTGAAGATGCGAAAAAGTACGACATTCAGGAAATAGCCTACGACCGAAACCTTGCAGAATATCTTATTCAGGATTTACAGTCAGAGTTTGACTGTGTTGAGTTCTCGCAGTCTATAACCGGCATGAGTGAGCCTTCAAAGGCATGGGAACAGGCAATTGCCGAGGGTACTATCATAGATAACAATCCGGTCATGGCTTGGATGGTAAGCTGTGCGACTGTAAAGCCGGATGCAAACGGAAATATTAAGCCGATTAAGCCGGACACAAACAAAACCAGCAAACGCATTGATGGTGTTATCACTTCAATTATGGCAAACAACCGCCTTGAAGTGGCTCTTGCAGACGAAGCAAAAGCGCCGGTGAGCGTTGATGATATGGTATTCTGACTCTTTTAATTTTTGATTTTAGATAATGTGACTCTTTTGATATGAAAATCCTAGGTTTAGAAGTCCGCCGTGCATCCGGCGGAGTACAGACAGATAAGCAGCTTCCGGACGTTTCAAGACCGACCGGCTCGCTGTTGTTTTATCCAAACATGAGCCGCGGTGAGCTCATGCGGAATACAACTGTCTCTGCGTGTGTCATGCTGATTGCAGATTCTATTGCACAGATGACATGCAATGTTTACAAGAAAACAGACTCAGGCCGCATGCGAGATGACCGCCCTTCTCTTTCGTATCTTTTGCGCAAACGCCCGAACTTTTACGACGCACCTTTCACTTTTAAGCAGACAATCACAACAGATTTACTGCTTGACGGTAACGCTTTTATTTTTGTTGCGAGAAATCCGGACGGTTCCGCAAAAAGTTTGACACCATTACCACCAGAACGGGTGCGCATCTGTTATGACGATAACGGTGATGTCTATTATGAATACAGTTACCAGGGCGCGGTTTATAAATACCGCCCTGATTATGTGCTTCATATTCCGGCTTACAGATACGGAACCATCCGCGGTGTGTCGCCGCTTGCTTATGCGTTCCATGCTGCAAAGCTTGGTTTGACTCTGGACGAATACACAAACGACAGTTTTGATGGCGGAATTCATTCTAAGCTTTTGATTGAGGTTCCACAGACTGAGAAGAAGTTCGACAAAGAGGATGCGCAGAAGCTTAAAGAGCGTATTCTGGATGCTTACGGCGGCAGAGACCACGCAAACGACCCGTTTATTGTTGCAAACGGCATGAAAGCAAGTGCGCTTGACCTTGCCAGCAATTCAGATGCTCAGCTTGCAGAAAACCGCACTTATTCAGAGCGCGAGGTTGCCAAAATCTACCGCGTTCCGCTTTTTATGCTTGGAAAAGACGACTCGAAATTCACGAATCAGGAACAGGCAAACACTTTCTTTCTGCAGCATACGCTCAGCCCTTGGATTGTGCGCTTGCAGCAGTATCTCGACCGCTTGCTTACTTATCCGTTTGCAAACGACCACTATGTCGAGTTTGATACAGATACAATGCTCCGTGCAGACTACAAAAGCCGCATGGAAATGTATACCAAAGGCCTTACAAACGGAGTTTACACGCCGAATCAGATATTCGAGCGTGAAAACCTTCCGAAAACAAATGAAAAATGGGGAGATCAGCACTTTATGCCGGTTAATCTTTCCACAATCGACAAGATTTCCGCACAGAATCCCGCTGACGCGGGCAAAACCACATCTGACCCTATTAAGGAGGAATAAACAAAATGGATGTAGAAAAACTGGTTGAAAGAATAAAAAACGGTCAGCAGTACAGAAACATGGAACTGCGTGCCGTTCAGAATGACAAGGAAAAGCCGGAATATCGCGTTTCTGGTTATTCCACAATGTTTAATCAGCCTTTCGTTCTTTACCGCGAAAAATGGGGCGGCACAGAGTACGAAATCCGCGAACAGGTTGATTCACATGCTTTCGATGAATGTGACATGTCAGATGTTATTTTTAATCTGAACCATGAGGGCCGCGTTTTTGCCCGTCAGACAAACGGCACCCTTAAGCTCACAATCGAACAGAAGGGCCTGAAGGTAGACGCATACCTGGGCGGAACAGAAGAAGGCCGCAAGATTCACGAAGAAATCGAAGGCGGATATCTTACAAAGATGTCTTACCGTTTTGTTGTTGATGATGACAAAACAGAAGAGTTTACAGAGGGCGAAAAGCGCGTAATTTTACGCACTATAACCAAGATAAGAAAGCTGTATGATGTTTCGGTTGTCAGCATTCCAGCTGATGATCACACTTCTATTTCAGCACGAAGCTACTCAGACGGATTGATCGAGAGGCTTCAGGCGGAGCGACTGGAAGCTGAAAAGAAAGCGGAAGAAGAACGTCAGGCAGTTTTGAAAGCCGAAGCAAGAAAGCGCGAGCTCGAACTGCTCGGTAATTCTTAATTTAAGGAGATTAAGCTTTATGGATAAGAAAGCTAGACGCGCACAGCTTATCGCTGAAATGCGCGAAATGAACGAGAAGCTTCTCACAGAAAAGAGAGACTTCACCGACGAAGAGAAAAAACTCTACGACGAAAAAGAAAAAGAGATGAGAGAACTCTCAGCTCAGATTATGGCAGAAGAGCGTCAGGCCGCTCTTGCTGGATTTGCAACAGATCTTCCAAAGCCAGAAGCTGACGAAGGCCGCGACGCATCAACAAACGATGCAAAAGAAGAATTCCGCAAGTTCCTTATGGGCGAAAAGCGTGACCTTAACGTCGGAACATCCGGCTCTCAGGGTAACGGCTACGCCCTCGCTCCTGAAGAGTTCTCAAAAGAAGTAATTGCTGCTGTTGAAAAAGATACACAGCTTTACAAGATCGTTGACAAGGTTCCAGTAAGCGGAGCCGGTTCTCTTGGTTTGCCTTATGAATCAGCAGATGCTTCTGATGCTTCATGGTCAAATGAAGTGCCAGATGACGAAATCACTGGTGATTCAACATGGGCTTTTGGTAAGCGCGAGCTTATTCCTACAGACCTTGTAAAACTTGTAAAAGTTTCAAAGAAGATGCTTGCAACTTCTGCTGTTCCTATCGACCAGCTTGTAAGAGAAAAGCTTGCTTACAAGTTTATGTCAGCATTCGAGAAGGGAATCCTTACCGGTACAGGTTCAGGACAGCCTCTCGGTGTATTCACTGCATCTGCAAACGGAGTTCCAACAACTCGCGATGTTACATCTGACCGCTCAGCATATACAAAGGCAAGTAACATGCCTTGCTGTGCCGATGACCTCATCAAGATGAAGATGAACCTCCGCCCAGGATATCGCAAGAACGCTGTATGGGTAATGCACACAGACATTCTTAAGGGCATTATGCTCTTGAAGGATAACGACGGACAGTATTTGTGGCGCCCTGGCTTGCGTGATGGCGAACCAGATAAAATTCTCGGTATGCCAGTAATCGAAAGCGAGTTCGCTCCAAATGCGGTTGTTACAAACCAGTATGTAATTGTTCTTGGTGATTTCAAGACATATTACAAGTTTGCTTACTGGAAGAACGTTGAAATCCAGCTGCTTGTTGAAAAGTTTGCAGGCAAGAATCAGATCGGATACCTCGGTCATACTCTTGCAGATGGTATGCCAACACTCGGCGAAGCATTTACTCGCCTTAAGGTTGGAAACAAGACATCAACTGGAACTGTATCATCGTAGTGAATCATAAGCATGCCGCTTTTGATATAAAACTTACACTGCCATTGTTGTAATGTTTGCCCCTGCCCCCTCCGGCAGGGGTTTTTATTTATCTGACTATCTTAATATGAAAAAGCTGATTATCTGCGGAAAGGCTAACATGGAGAAAACTGTTGCTGAAATCCGTACAAAAAATTGTGAATTGTGGATGCTTGGAACAGACCCGCGAGAAGGTGCTGACAGGTATTTTGAGTTACACGGAATCAAGACTAAATACGAAAACACAACCTATGAGCTTCCTGATTCAGTGTATGAGATGGGCTTGCCGGTAAATAATTCCGTCAGTGCGCTTCTGATTTATGCCTGGTTATCCGGCTATAAAGAAGTTTCTATTGTCGGCGCACCGATGAACGCTAAGGCAGAATATATTGAAGAACGCCCAGCTCTTGCTTTTGTTATCGGATATCTTGCCGCCCTTGGCATGAGGCTTGAATGGGACGGTATGGTTGAAAATCTCAATTATGGGATGAAAAAGAAAACTGCAGCTGTAAAAGCTGTTGAAAAGGAAGATGTGGAGGAAAAGGAAGATGGCGAAGAATAATACAACTGCAAAGGCTGTCGAAACAGCTGATATTGAAGCTGTAAAGGAAACTGCAGAGGCAGTAAAGGCAAAGGCTCCGGTTGTTCCAGCCGGCGAATATTACAAGAATGTAAAAGTTCGCTTTCTGGGCTTAATCTGTGCATCATACGGAACTTTTGACGCCGGAGATACAGGCGAAATTCCGCTTGCAGATGCAAAGGCCCTTGCCGAAATCGGTAAATGTAAAATTATCGAGGAATAAAGCCTATGACTTTTATTACAAGTGAAATGCTGCAGAAGTTCCAGGATAAGCACGTAGAGGAAGGCGACACAAAGCCGGCTGACTATTGCAATTCTGCAATGGAAATGGTGCGTGATTATCTTGGATATGATCCGGAGCAGCAGACATACACTCAGGTTGTCAAAGGTGATAATGGAGCACTGGCGGCGCTTTGTGCAATGCCGGTTTCTGCCATAACTGCGTTTTTTGTAGATGGCGCGGAGCATAACCCGAACGAAATCGAAGTTGAAAATGGAAATTACATCTGTTTTGTTGACAACTCCGTTTTTCAAAAAGGTGTGCGCTATACAATTACTTTTACAGCCGGATTTGCAACTGTGCCGGACATCATCAAGACAACGGCGCTTCAGATTGCTTCCCTCTTGTGGGAAAGTGCGGGCGGAAATCTTGCGGTAAGTTCTACAAGCTTTGCCGATACAGGTTCCCGTGTATTCAATAATTTTACAGCAGACCGCTTTCTTAAACAGATAGCGCAGTATAAGCGTATTTTTTAGGGAGGTGTTCTATGGCAGATGAAAAAAAAGAAGAGAGTTTAGTGGAATACCGACTTACACAGATTGAGCAAAAAATAGATCAGGTTCTTAATTTACAGCTTCAGCAGCAGGCTTTAGACTTCAGAATGAATGCTGTCGAGGCTTGTATTAAAGACCTTAAAAACAATCAGAAGAAAAATATTGAACGCTGGCTGAATCCTCTTATTTCGGCTGTTGTTTCGGGGCTGGTTGCCTTTGTTCTTATTAAGGTAGGTTTGAAATGAAGAATCCGCAGACTATTTGCAAAGATTTCTATTCCAGAGTTTCGCCGGAAAGGCTTGAAACAATCGGAAAATACGGATGCTGTGCTTTTGTGCTGCTCTGGTGTCTTGGAATAGAGCCCGATGATCTGGAAGCCATCGAGCTTGTAAACGACATGATAAACGCCGGAGTAATTGAAAAGGATTGCACTGTTCACTGGGCTGAGGCTGTAAAGTTCCTGACGGGCCGTGAAATTTCGGTTCAGTTCAAAGACATCAAAGACATTCTATCAATTAAAGATAGAACTCCGGTGCGTTATGACTATAAAGGAAACGGGCACTGGGTAGGCGTTGAGCGTGGAATGATAGCTTTCAATCCGCTCAAACAATCAAACTGTGTAGATAAGGGCCGGCCGACAACGGCGCGGATTATCAAGCTTAAATAGCAAGGAGGAAGAAATGAAAAATTTCTTTAAAAACATCTGGGTACAGGTAATTGCCTGGATAATGGTTGCTGTAGGTACAGCGGTTTTGATTCTTGGCGGCGTTGATGCCGGTAATGTTGCAAAAATTCCGACTCTGATTTTCGGAATCATCGAAGCAATTGGCGTTTTGATTTTGTTCATTAAGTCAATGCTTCGGGCAAAAGATACTAAAAATAAATAGTGTCGATTTGTCAGATTAAATAAAGGCTCCGCATTTTGCGGGGCTTTTTTGTTATGACCTTATTAACGGAGGATTTAAGATGGATGAAAAACTTAAGAGCCGTAAGTTCTTAGTATGGATTGTATGGCTCATTATTACAATTCTTGTGATGATTTTCTGTACTGCAGTAATGATTATTACACATGAAATCACAGAATCAATGACAGGACTCATTGAAAAGGTTCTCAGCTGGTTCTTCGCAATTTCTATGATGTATCTGGGTGTTAATGCGGGCCAGAAGGCAGCTTTTGCAATCGGTGATGCTATAGGCTCACATACCGAGACTGAAACAAAAGATGAGGGTTAGAAGATGAATACATTAACACTTTATCTTGTGATTATAGCTTTAATCGCAATGCTTGCGGGGGTTGTATATGTCAGCATTAAAAACATGCAGAAAGCGAAGGCCGACCGCATCAAATACGAAAATGAAATTGCAAGTCTTAAAAAGAACATTGCGCAGCTTGTACAGCATGCAGAAGAGCTTGCAGAAATCAAACACGACCAGAAAGAAACAGAATCTGCTCTACAGGAGGCAAAGACAGATGAAGAAATTGCAGATATTGTTGCTGCTGTTATCAATTCTAACAATAACAGGGTGCGTAAGTAAGCCGAAGGCAGAAATCACACTTCCGCCGCAGCCGGAACGCTCGGAGCTTAAGGCACCCGAAACGCTCCGCGATTACGCTATGACAATAATTTATTATGAGTATCTTGTTCAGGAATGGGAGCTCTGGGCGCGGACTGTAGAGGGCTTGGTTTATGGCGAATCAGATAATTAACGCTTCTGTTGATATTGAAGAAGTACAGCAGGCCCTTGCAGGAACATCAAAAAGCCTTCCGGCTATCCAGAAGAGCGTTTTAAGAATTGCGGCAAGGGGAACTGCAAAGCGCATCAAGGCAGCTATAAACACAAGCGATTTGCAGAAGCGCACGGGCGAACTTTTGAAGGCTTATGTGTACAAGGTAAAAAAAGACGGCAGCCAGGCGAACGTGTATCCGAAGGCATTGATTGGTAAAGATCGCACAATCTTTCCGAAAGCAATGACCCTTAGCTACGGACACGATGGCCCGACAAAACGGGCTAAGAGCTGGCATATTACGCCGCGTGGTTTTGTTCAGGCCGGTCAGCAGTATGCAGAAAGCGGTGCTTACATGGACGATGTTCAGAAAATGATTGATAAAGAGCTCGAAAAATACTGGGGGTAATATATGGAGCAGATAGCAGAAGCTATTAAAAAGTTTATTCTGGAAGATGTAAACGCAGAGCTTTCGGGGCTTGCAAGTGAAGGTGTAACACTTTCACAGATTGCAGAGAAAAACATTGTTTTTGGTACGGTTGATTTGTCGCGATATGAAGCCGGTGTGATCGTTTCGATTCTTCCGGAGACACAACAGCCGGATGAAGAGTTTATAAACGGATTTTCCGACCGTTCAGAGTTTACAGTTACATTCTTGTTTCAGAAAGAAAAGTATTCTCTTCTGGTCAAGAGAATGTTCCGTTATGCAAAAGCGTTCCGCATTGCTCAGGCAAAGAATCCGGAACTGAGCAACGTTGACGGTACTACAAAGCTGGGTGTTGAAGATACTGAAATTACACAGATTCAGTTTTATCCAGATACCGGCGCGGTTGCTCAGCAGATGACGGCTTTCGAGATCACTCTTGCAACTGATACCGAGGAAGTTATCAACTGACTCTTTTATTAAATCTTTATAAGGAGATGTTACCATGGTAAAGAAACATCAGATTGCTCCGTTTTTGAATAAAGCGGTAGACAGCGAAACTGGGCTTGTTAATAAGACAACCCCAGACTGGATGCGTATCTGTATGTCAACAGCGTTTGACTTGAATATGAATCCAGAAACAGAGGATCGCGATTATATCTGCGACGAGGCACCAACAACAGAGCTTAAGCAGTATAAGCCTTCTTTCAACACTCCACTTGTAATGCACGAAGAAGAACCTGATTATGACTTCATTTTCGGAAAGTTCTTCAATCAGGACACCGGAGATAAGGCAAAGAGCGAACTTCTGCTTGTATTCTTCCAGGAGCCGGTTGATGCTGCAACAACACCGACACACTTCAAGGCATGGCGCGTTGACTGTACAATTATCTTGAGTGATTTGAACAGTGTTGATTCAACACTCAGCTTTGACACAAACTTTGCCGGCACCGTAAAGAAAGGTTATGTTACCATTTCTGACGGCGTTCCAACTTTCACAGAAGGAACTTATTCGTCACACTAATGCTTAACCTTGCAAAAGTAAAGCTTCCCGACTGTATTGATTGCGGCGGGAAGTTTTTTAATATTAAAACAGATTTCCGCACATGGTTTAATTTTTCCGAGGCAGTAAACGAGAAAGGCGCGGTCATTGATGCCGTTGATTTCGTTTATGAAGATGAAATTCCAGCTGCAGAAATGAAAGCCGAAGCTTTCAAAAAGCTTCTTGATTTTTACATGCCGAAAAATGAACTGCCAAGAAAAACCAGCGGCGAAGATTCCGGCGCAAAAATCCTTGATTACACAATTGACGCTGACTATATTTACGCAGCTTTCCTGGAACAGTACGGCATTGACTTACTGCAGACCGACAAAAACGGTCACATAATAGAGATGCACTGGCACAAGTTCCTCGCCCTACTTTCCGGCTTACACGGCACAAAGCTCAATGAGATAATGAGCTGGCGCGGCTGGTCTGGTGATACAAAAACCGAGTACGGAAAACAGATGCAGAAATTGCGAAATGCGTGGGAACTTCCAAACGAGGACAGAGAAAAGGTTCAGGAAGATTTAGAGAAGTTTAATAAACTGTTTAAGTAATTAGTTGAATTTCTTGATGAACAGATAAGCCAGAAGAATTGACAGACCAAGAGGAAGCGCAGCGATAAGAACTGAACCAACTACATAACTAATTGCAAGGATTGCAGCCATATATTACCCCCTTTCTCAATCTGACTTTATTATAAATCTATATTGCATGTTGTCAAGGAAAATAATATATGGCAAAAAACGCTTCAATTAAAATCACTGCAGATACAAACGAAGCAAAAAAAGGCATTCAGGGAATCACATCTGAATTAAACAAGTTTGCAAAGCAGGTCAAAGGCTCTGACGTTGTAAAAATGGGCGTTGCTTTTGGAGCTGCAACAAAGGCCGTGGGCTTAGCTACAACAGCCATTAAAAAAGGCGCTGAAGCCGTAAAAGAACTTGAAGAAGCTTACAGAGTCCAGATAACAGCCGAAAAGCAGCTTGAAGTTGCTGCAAAGAATAACCCGTATCTTAATCACGATTCAGTAAGACAGCTTGAAGATTATGCAACACACCTTCAGAGTATTTCAACTGTAGGCGATGAAACTTTACTTCCTATGATGGCACAGCTGGCCGCCGCTGGACGTACTCAAACTGAGATTCAGGATATTATGAGCGCCGCTCTTGATGTTTCTGCAAGCGGTATGATGTCGCTTGATGCTGCAGTTACCGCATTGAATAAGACTTTCAGCGGAACAGCGGGCCAGCTCGGAAACCAGATTTCAAAGATTAAAGAACTCACAAAAGAACAGCTGAAAAGTGGCGAAGCAGTCAAAATCATTGCCGAACAGTTTAAGGGAATGGCAGAGGAAACTGCTGCTGCAACCGGCTCTGCAGAACAGCTCAAAAATGCTGCAGGCGACCTGAAGGAAGAGATGGGCGCCGTTTTTGAATATGCTTCAGTTCCTATGCGTAAGTTTTTCACAGAAGCATTTTCAAACCTTTCAAGTTATCTCAGTGAACTGCGAAAGACCAGAGAGGATGCTGAAGCCGTTCTTGCAGCTATGGAACGCGCAAAGAAAGGCACTGCTAGTCTTGAAGATTTTGAGCTCATAGAAAGCGGAGCAGAACAGCTCATTGATAAAAATCTTGATAAGATTGATGAACTGCAGAAAAAATATGATGAACTCTCAGAACGTAAGCAGAATGGGAAAGCTGGTCAGAAGCTTAAGGATGAAATGGCCGAACTTGAAAAGCTTAATGATGGATACATACAGCTTATTGAACTTACAAACGTTGAAATCGACAAAAAACAGCTTGAAAGGTTCCAGGAACTTGTAGAAGAATCTCAGGAAGTAGAAACCGCCGCCGCAAAACAGACAATTCTTGTTCAGGCCCAGACTTATGAAAAGAAGCTTAAGAACAGTCAGGAATATAAAAAGGGAATTCTTACTATTCAGAACGAGATCACAAGTGCAGAATTGATTGCAGAAGAAAAAGCTGCCATTGCGGCGCAGGAAGCTTATGAGCAGAAAATTAAGAACTACAAGGAAGAGATAGCCCAGCGCGAAAAGCTCGGTGAGTCACTTACTGAAGAGGAAAAAATTACAGGTGAAATTCAGGTAAGACAGAAAGGACTTTTTGAGCTTGTTGAAAAATATAATACACTGAACTGGAATACATCCGACATTCAGGAATATGCCGACGAGATCAAGCGCCTTTATGACCTTATAAAGCAGAAAGGTGAAAACAAAGAGACGGTTGACAAGGATTCAGAGGAAAGACTTAAACAGCTTAAGAGCGAGGCAGAAAGCCTTATTTCTCAGGCAAATTCTTTTGTGGGTACAAAAGAAAGTTTGCTTTCAGAACAGATTAAGGATGAAATAGCCGCTCTGGAAGAATACATGAATACGCTTGATGAAACCGGCGAAGCATACGAACAACTTGCACAGAAGAAGGAAGCTCTTGAAGCTTTAGTTGATGCTGTAAAAACCGAGGAACTTACAAACCAGATTATGAAGAACCTCGAAACAGTAACAACCTACGTTGAGAAGTTCGCAGAAATTACAAACGGCATTACAAATCTTGTACGACAGAACAACGAGCAGGAAAACGAGGAAGCCATGGCTTCACTTTCCGAGCAGTATACAAATGGAATTATTTCCTATGAGGAATACTGCGAAAAGAAAAAGGAACTCGACAAGAAAGCCGCTCAGGAAGAATACAAGCTTAAGATGTGGGAATGGACGGCAAGCTTTCTGCAGGCAACTGCAAATATTGCAATGGGCGTTTCAAAGGCACTTGCCGAGGGCGGCCCTTATGCCGGCCCTATTCTTGCAGCGCTTATCGGTGCATCAGGAGCGATTCAGATTGCGACAATTGTTGCGAATAAGCCGAAAGCACCAAGTTTTGCAACCGGTGGTATTGTTCAGGGTGCCAGCTATTCAGGCGACAGAGTGCATGCAAATGTAAATTCCGGAGAAATGATTCTGACAGAACAGCAGCAGGCAAACCTCTGGAAGCTTGCAAACGGCGCGGAAGGTGGAAGCGGCGCGGTTGTAAATATGCCGGTAAACATTCAGAACAACACCGACGCCTCAGTAAAAACACAGCTTTCGCCGGACGGCTTGCTTATTTTGATTGACCGACATATCAACGCAGAAATGGCAAAAGGAACATACACACAAAGTATGAACGTAGCCCAGGGAAGAGCACAGGGCGCATCTTATTTATAGGAGCTTAAGAGAATGAATGTTTATACATGGCCTTCAACAGTAAATACAAGATTTTTCAGTGGAAACGACAAGCCAAAGGAAAATACAGAAACAGTTTCTTATCTTTCTGGCCGTCAGGTCAGTTATCAGATAAACACTAAAAAACTGATGACATTTAAGGTTAAGCTCGAAGTTACAAAAGCAGAGCTTGCCCTCTTCTGGACTTGGTACAACGATGTATTAGGCCAGAACGCAAATGCCTTCACTTGTACAGCTCTCGGAAACAGCGTTTACCGTTTTGTTTCTATTCCCGACCCAGAAGATACGGATCAGACAACCCGTGTTCTTTCAATGGAAATTGAAGAGGTATTTTAATGACACAATCAGAAATATTTAATCTGCTGTTTAACGGCGGTAACTTTTCAAGACATTTTCTCATAAAGCTTACGCATCCAACAGCCGGCACCCTCCGTTATATCAATAATAACGAACAGGTAACATACCAGAATGAAGTCTACAAGCCCGCAAGTTTTGAATATACTGAGCCGAACAAGTCCGGCGAAGGTGCAAAGCTCGATATTTTTGCAACAGATAATTATGAGCTTGTTGAATGGGTAGAAAACGCAGATTATTACTATTTTCTTGATGTTGAAGGTATTTTGATAAACGGCCAGATTCAGGAAATCAAAAGCTATCGTCATTTTTACGGTACTGTTTCAATGGGAGACGATAACAAGCTTTCTTTTGCTCTCGAATCTGACGGCCGCCTTGATATGGTTTTTACCGTTTACAAGTATGATACAGACCTGAACCGAGGTAACGCTTGATAGATGTATCAGATTTAATCGGCATCCCGTATAGAGAAAACGGGCGCAGCCTTTCGGGGCTCGATTGTTACGGCCTTGCAATTCTGGTAGAAAAGCGGCTCGGAAAAACTCTGCAGGATGTAGTTTATAACAACCATGACAAAGAGCTTTCGGCAAAGTATGCGCCGCTTCTGAATGTTCGCAAAACTGACTTTATTACAGAAGGCTCAATTTTGGAATTTCATATAAAAAATACGCTTCATATTGGAGTTGCGCTCAATAGTCAGAACATGATTCATGCAACTACAAACCAGGGAGTAAGGATTTCAAGGATAGCAGCCTATAAAATCGCAAATATTTACGAGGTTTTATAATGGGATTGCTTAATATCTACAACACAATCGACAACACACACGAAACAATTGTTGCAAACGGCAGGCTTAAAGACATTCTTCCGGATGTCGATTTTAATCATTCTTTAGTAATTAAAGCTGGAAACAGACTCACAAGCGAATATATGGTTACAGAGGATGATGTTTTATATGTTCGCAAGGTTCCTGGCTCTACTGCAGTAATTGCTGGAATTGCCATTGTTTGTGCAGTTATTGCCGTAGGTGTCGGTGTCGGCTCTGCTATTTATGCAAAGAAACAGTCAGAAGAAGCAAAAAAGCAGATGGAAAAAGCGCAGAGGGATGCGCAGAATCTTGCCCAGCAGACACAGCAGCTTCCGTTTATTCGTGGAGCAAAGAACCGCAAAGCTCTGGGCGAAGCCGTTCAGTTCTTAATGGGTTCGGTATATAATACGCCTTACAATCTGACAGACGGATTTTACAGCATCGGCGGAACCGATGGAGTTGATTCATATTACAGCGCTGCTTTCTCTTGTGGTTTCAACTCTCAGAAGATAACAAAAATTTTAATCGGCAATGAGGCAATCTGTACAAGAAGCGGCGGAATTGACGGCGAGCTTCCTTTCGATTCCAGCTCTATTTATTTCCAGAACAATGCAAACCGTGTAGAAGTTCGTCAGCCTGGCGAGTGGCTTTCACTTGCAAACTGTATGCAGAAAGTAAGCGCTACCTATGCCGGCGCGGAGCTTAAACACGATTACGGAAAAGATGCAGTTCCGGTCATCGTTCAGGCGGCAGACAATGCCATGAAAATACAGGTTTGTATTCAGTTTTCTTCATTGAGAAAATACAAGTCTGATTCCGGAAACTGGACAACAAGACGAGCGCAGGTTTGCCCTTACTGGTCAAACGATGGCGGGCAGACATGGCACATGTTTATTTTTGCCGGTTCAGAAACCGAGAATATTCAGGATCAGGAAACAGGAGCAACAACAACATACTACAATGTGTTTAAGCGTAACGTTAATCATAACATCCGCTTTGTTGCAGAAAAGACGTTTACAGCTGCAGAAAGCTACGGAAAACAGATTTCGATTAAAGTTGTAAAAGAAACACCGAAAGAAGAAAGCAATACTCAGGAAGATTGTGCTCTCTTGTGGTATCAGACATTCAGCTATGATGCGCAAAAATCAACTTCCAGCACTCTTGAAGCATGCCTCATAGAAGAAGCGGAACTGATTAACAAAACAACAAGGGTTGCATACAGAATTATTGCGGATGACAGCACACAGGACATCCTCGACGAGCTTCACTGTATTACAGAGGCAGCGGCGCGGACATGGAACGGCACCGAATGGAGCTCTGCAAAATCTGCAACCAGAAACCCCGCTTCGTGGCTTCTGGAAGTTTTAACAAGCGACGTACACAAGCCGAGCCAGCTGCAGGATAGCGAAATAAACCTTGCATCTTTCGGGGCTCTGTACGAATACTGCGCAGAAAACAATTTTTATTGTGACGGTATTATTACACAGAGCGAAAAGAAGAAGGATGTAGTTGAGCGTATCCTTAAGCTCTGTAATGCTTCCATCATCATTAACAACGAAGGACTCTACGAAGTTTGCATTGATAAGGAAGAAGAGAATCCGGTCGCGCTGCTTAATGCAGAAAATATTGTTTCATTCTCATTTTCAAAGAGCCTTGCAAAGAAAGTAGACGGTTCAAAGGTTACATTTACAAACCGCGACTCATGGACTGTTGACACCTTCTATTCAATGCTTGACGGTGGCGGTTATGATTACATTAACGACACAGTAGATACACTGGCCATTGAATATGCTACAACTTACGAACACGCATACAAGATAGCACAGCGTCAGCTTCGCCAGAGACAGCTTCAGCCGAGGGAAATCAGGGTTGATGTAGGCCATGAAGGCGATTATTACCCGCTCTACTCTACCGTGCTTTTGCAGCTTCCGCACCTTCTGCAAGGCTTAAGAAGCTCTGTAATTAAAGCCATCAGATACAATGCAAGTCTTGAAATTACCGAGATAGAAATTTCTGATCTGGTTGATTTTGTACAGAATCAGCGCTACGGTGTTATAATTCAGGCTACAACCGCATACGGCCATAAAATGTACTCTGCAGAGGTTACAAATGAAACCTCAACAAGCAGTACAAGAATACTTACTTTCGCAGAACCGCTTTCGCTTTCCGGAGAAACAATCCTTCCGGAGCGTGGCAATCATCTTTCTTTCGGGCTTCTGGACGAAAACGGCCGATTCTCGAAGATTACAAATGTTATGAAAATATACGGTGTAGAGCCAAACGGAAAAGACGGTTTTACACTTTCACTCAGAGATTACAACGAAGAGGTATACGCATATACACCGGCCGGCGTTCCGCTTCCAACTTATAAGAGCAATATCACCCGACCACAGCAGAGAGAGAAGTCAGTTACACTGGACGACTTGAATGAGCTCCGCGGTCAGATGAATAACAGCCTTAACGGCATCCTTACAAGACCAGATGAAATTTCGGAACCTAGTAACGTCCAGAACGTAACTGCTCAGGCATCCGAGAGCGGAATTACAGTAAGATGGGATTCTATTCCATCAACGGGCCTTGCAGATTCAATCAAGCATTATCTTATTGAAGTTTCAAAAGATTCCGGCGAAACATGGACGGCTCTTGCTCCATCAGCTGCAAACCAGAGTTTCTATACTTTCGTTCGCACTGGCGAAGGTGCTGATGGATACCCAGAGGCAGAAGATTTGTCTACATGGCAGTTCAGGGTTAAGGCGGAAAATATTTACGGCAAGAAGAGCATTGAATGGGCTGTTGTTTATTCTGTTGATACATCTGAGTACGGTACATGGATACCACAGCAGCCTATTGTTGCGAATCCGAGAATCAATCACAGAACAATAACACTTAACTTTTCACAGCGTCAGGCTTGCTATGGTGAAGTAGTCTTTTTAGTTTCAATTCAAAGATACGACGAATACGAAGCAGATGATCCTATCTGGTTTAAGCCGGATTTACAGTCTGATCCATACAGCGGAGCAACCGCTTACAAAGACGTAAACGCTACCGACCCGTTTATTGTCGACGGTGTAACCTATTACTTTCTGAGAAGTACAAACAGCTTTACACAGACCCTTCCGCTCGAAAAACAGCTTGCAGAAGCATTTCTTGAAGTACACCGTGGCGAAGGTGTGCTTGAAAGATTAAAGGCAAATGTCGGCGGCGCGGTAGATATTGATCTCGAAGTGATTTCCGGCTCTGCAATCACACAGGCAATTGATACAAACTATTATTATCGTATTTGGTGTTTGAACGCTACAACCGGCGTAAGAAGTGAAGAGTTCTCTCAGGTGCTTATTACCGCAAAGGCAACAAGCGCTTATGACATTGTAGATGCTGCCATTATTACAAACAAGCTTGCAGATGAAGCAGTCACAATCGACAAGCTTCACGCGAACTGCGTTACTGCAGAAAAGCTTTATTCCCGAAACCTCACCACAACAGGAGCCTTTATCGGCAGTATTTACGGCGCGGAAATTGATACTGTTGAATTTGTGCTTGCCAGCATTTACCAGGAAGGCGTTGAATATTACGTTTATGATTCAGAAACTCAAACCTATGTAAAGCCGGTTATTCAGCCAACTGCAGAGACATTCGACGAAGGCACTTATTATATTAAGAATAAAAACTGGGGAATGCCAAAGCAGACAGCAGACAACTTCTGGAAGGGGCTTGATTCAGATAACCCAGAATTCAGAATCGGAAACGATATTGATGCCGAAATGTTTGAGCTTGCAACCGGCAAGACAAACACAGAAGCAGAATATATGCACTATCTCTCTAAAACAACAACCTATAATTATAACTACAATGATCCGGACACTCACCAGGATGTCAGCGGTTCAGTAACTCTGCAGAGAGGTATTTATTTCAAGATTGCAAACTTTATCGTTACCGCAATCAATTCCATCATCAAGGGTGTTTTCTACATCAAGAATAAGCTCACCGGCAGAAACTTCATAGAAGTGAATCCGGAAACAACAGCAACTGAAGATTCAGCTCAGGTGCCGGCAGAAACTATGCGTATCAATGGCGATGTGTCTATCGGTTCAAAAGCCGGCAATACAGCAGGAGTTCTTTCTGTTGCCGGAGATGTCAGCTCTGGCGGAGATATTACAGCCACAGGAGACGTTTCTGTCGGGGATGATTTAGGGGTTACTGGTGATGCGACAGTGGGCGGAGCTCTTGGAGTTACCGGAAACCAGACTGTAGGAGGAACTTCAACTATAACAGGAGATTTGAGCGCTGCAAGCTTCAGCACTTCTGGAAACATTACTTCCTCAAATGGAACTGTAAAGGGAAAGGCAGTTGATATTAACGGATTTAAGATTACTGCTATTTCTTTTGATTATGGAACAGCAACGCTTTCTATTACAAAACAGTAAGGAGTTTTTGAAATGTTAAAAGTAAACAATACACCGGTTAAGAAAGTTCTTGTTAATGGGGCAAATGTTCACAAGGTAAAAGTAAATGGAACAACTGTTTTTGATGATCAGTGCTATATAGACTGGAGTGTTACATATCATAGCTGGGGAAGCAGAGCCGGTTCAGTATGGACTATGTTTACAGCAAATGTTCATAGATCAGATTCTTATCCTAGTGTTGATTCAAAAATAACTGTAGTTACAGAAGATGCAAACGGTACAAGGGAGACAAAATATTACGACTTACCTTTAGAAAATGAACAAGTTTCTGGTGGCGGATGGTCAGCAGGTGCTTATGGTAACTGGAAAGTATGGATTTATATAAAAGATAAATTGTTGACTTCATGGGATTTTATGAGCCATACAGAGCTTACTTATGATTATACATATTCTGGTAGGGAATATTTTTACGAAAGCTAATAAATAAAAAGGAGAATATATTTTATGGCAAGAGTTACAGACCTTGAATCAATGGAGAGTGAACAGGTAAATGCGAGCAGAGACTTGCTCCATTTAGTTGATGTATCAGATGAAACCAGCGTTGATAAAAAAATCACCGTTGAGAAGCTTCTTGCAAAGTCACCGGATGCCGGTTCAGCTGCAAGGGGCTTTGTAAACACCTCGGCCCAGAACATTGCGGGTGTAAAAACTTTTGATGACGGAATCGTTGTTGATAACATTCACACTTCCGGCAATCTGGATTTGACCATGTTTACACGCTTTGTAGTTGTGAACGCGGTTCCGGAAGTTGCAAACATGGAAGAGCGTGTTTTATATCTTTACAATACAGTAAATGATGTTTATCAGGGCTACTATCTGATAAAAGACGGAAACAACCGTTCACGCGGTCAGATTGGAGGCAGAAGCTACACAGGCGGAACCGGAATCACAGTAAACGACAGTACAGCTGTAATCACAAACAACCTTGCAGCATCCGGAGGAACCCTCGGCGGAAATACAAGCGTTCAGGGTGACCTTACAGTTACCGGTGACATTTACCAGCAGGGCACTTCATACGAAACCCATGCAGAGAAGCTTTACACAAAGAAAGATATGATCATCACTCGTGACGGCGCACAGTCACCGCTTGCAACCGGCGAAATGTCAGGAATTAAAGCCGAGCACTACAACCTCGACGGTGACGACGGAGTTCTTGCTTTCGACAGCTCCGGCACCGCTCGCGTCGGCGATGACGGCGACACTCAGCCGCTTGCAACAAGAGCAGAAGAATCTGACATGATTGATGGCGCGGTTGCAAAATGGAATGCTACAGACAAGTGTTTTGAAAGTGCAAACTTCAATGAAAATGACGTTGCAGGAAAGCAGCCTAAAACAATGTCGTCATCTGTTACAGTAGAAGGAGCTGTAAAAACAACTGTTGAAGGTGCTATTAGTGCATTGAATACTTATGCAGATAAAAAACAGCCGTCAATTTTATCATCACCGATTGTTGTTGATGGAGTATCAAAAACAACTGTTGAAGATACACTGCAGGCAATCAATACAATGGTTGAAGGCCTTTCTTTAGGTCTTGAGACATCATATTTCGGCGGAATTGTTGCACCGACATGCCGCTGGTTACGTTTTACATCTACCGACAGAAAATCATTGAAAATTGTTGCAAATACGCTTATCAAAGTAGGCGCAAAAACTTTCTTTGCAGATACTGATAAAATTTACGATTTGAGCGGAGACATTTCACAGAACGGAAAGGATTATTTTGTATACCTGAATGTTTCAGAAGTTGACGGCGAGGATGTATGGAGCTTGTCAGCAACTGTTACAAAAACATCAAATACTTCAACAAGCAGATACATAGGCCGCTTCCATACTCTTTGTGCAGCTGTTCCGGCTGGTACTACAATGATTTATCCGACAGAACAGCTTGCATCTGGTACTCAGGTTTGCCTTGCTCCGTACTCTCAGGATTCCGACCCTGATTTTTATGCTTTCTATTTGAAGGCAGCAACTGCAGCTTCGACAAATCAGAACAGCGCATTTTATACAACACCGTTTGCGCATCCGCTTGCCGGCTTTGCTGCTGGTGATATTCTTCCTGAGTCAGTATGGTGTTTGACTTTCCGCCCTGATACAAAGTACGAAGATGCAATGTTCTATGATCCAGTAACAGGCCGTGCTGAAGATATTTATTTACAATCTGGTACTGGACTTGCAACAAGAAGTGCATACGGCAATGTTACTCTTGCAAGAAGTAGAACTCCATGGAGTCATCAAAGCGATATGCTGGCTGTAGGAAAGCGCTTACTAAAAGACTGGGAATTTACAGCTGCATCAATGGGGTCAAATCAGGGCACGAATATTGCCGGCTCAGCGTTTCCTTCTGCAAGTCCTTATTCTGGCGGACACAACGACACTTCAAGCCGCCGCATGATAAGTATGTGGGGTGCGGAAGATATGTGTGGTTTATTGTGGCAGTGGCTTGAAGAGTATGTCGGCAATGCCTCGGCTGATTGGCATATTGAGGATGGCTCTTCTAATGCTCCATTCGGTAAGCAGTATTGGAATGTCTATCAGCTGCTTGCGGGTGGCGCCGGGGGCCACGGGGCGGCTTGCGGTTCGCGTTGTCGGGATGCGAATGTCGTGCGCTCGGATGTCGCTGCGAGCGTCGGCGGGCGCGGGTCGAGCCGAGTCATCCGTACTATCGGATAACCGTAAAACGACATTATTAATATGGAGATTTAAAAATAATGGATATACCAAAATTCAGCGGGCTTGTTACTAACAAAGTTCTTGATGGTGACAAAGTCCGCATTGATGATTTGTTGAATAAAGAAATTATAATTTGTAATTTCCAGATTACAACAAGCAAATATAAAGATAAAGGTTGTGGTTATTGTATAAAAGTTCAATTTTATTATGCAGATGATCCGACCGAAACAAAACGTGTCTTTTTCAGTGGAAGCGGAGTAATAAAAGACCAGCTGGAAGAAGTAAAAGCTGCTCTTGAAAAGAATCAACAGCCGTTACTGTTTAAGGCAACAGTTAAGAAAGTTGCAAATTATTATTCGCTGGTATAGCGGATTTTATTTGAAGTTACAGGTTATATAGTGCGCTGATTGCAGGTGGCAACTGGGACAACGAGGCGAATTGCGGTTCGCGTTGTCGGAATGCGAATAACGTGCGATCGAATGTCAATACGAACATCAGCGGGCGCGGGTCGATACGGGAGAAAGAAGAGCAACTCCGAACTCTGACAAGGGTTGTGCTTACTCTCGGCTGAATCTGTAACTTTGGTTATACAACCAGAACACAAAACGGAGCGGCGGTCTGTTACAGTAGGAAACGAGGTATCAGGCCGCTTTTTATTTAATAAGATAGAATTATGAAAACATATAAAAATTTATGGGAAAAGTTTATATCAAAAGAAAACTTTGAACTTGCTTACAAGAACTCAATTAAAAATAAATCAGGTCAAAGACAGATTAGGCATTTCAATCAGCACAGAGAAGAAAATCTTGAAAGAGTACGTCAGCTTGTTATTTCAGGGCAATTCCATACTTCACAATATAAACAAATGATTGTTTATGAACCTAAGAAGAGGATAATCTATAAACTTCCCTATTGCCCTGATAGAATCGTTCAACATGCAATTATGAATATTTTGAAACCGATTCTGATGCGGTTATTTATTAAAGATACTTATGCTTGTATTGAAGGTCGCGGTCAGCATAAAGCAAGTATCAGATGCAGCGAATTTGTCAGAAGAAATACATACTGTATACAGGGAGATTGCAGAAAGTTTTATCCCAGCATTGACCAGAAAAAGCTCTCTGCAATGTTACACAGAATTATTAAAGATGATAAGTTTATGGCAGTTGTTGATGATGTCATTTTCAGCTTTCCTGGCGGTAAGAATTGTCCTATCGGGAATTACTGCTCGCAATGGTTTGGAAACTTTTATCTTACAAAACTTGATAATTTTATAAAACATGATTTACATATAAAGGATTATGAGCGATTTTGTGATGATTTTCTTATTTTTGGAAATGATAAAGAATATTTGCGTTATTGCAAAAATCGTGTAAAAGATTTTCTTCATAATGAGTTGTTTCTCGAATGTTCAAAGCTGGAACTATTCAAGACAAAACAAGGAATAGATTTCTGCGGATACCGTCATTTCGGAAAATATGTTTTATTGCGAAAATCAACTGCAAAACGTCAGATTAAACGCCTAAAGAAATTCCGTTTACATCCAGAAGATTATACAGAAGAATACCTGAAACAATCTCTTGCCAGCACAAACGGCATCCTCAAACATTGCTGTAGTTATAATTTGCAGAGAAAACTGCAGCTGACCTGATGGACTGGTACACAAAACTGGTACAAATTCCGCGTCGTGAATTGTATTAAAATACATCAGTTTGAACGGTTGCGGATAGTAAAATATTATAGTATAAAGAAATAGCAGGTTATTAGGACGCTTGCGGATTGTATTGAACTGTCAATTTTAAAATCTTCTAAGCAGTAGGTCGACAGTTCGATTCTGCCAAGCGTCATACTACTTAAATCCGTGTATTATAAAGAATTAGCATTTTAGGTAAGCGTCAAGAAATTGCCTGAATCTGCTGTTTTCTTCAACTGGTACACAAAGTGGTACATAAATATTCCGCCCGCCGGTAACAGTGGAATAAAGTAATAACCTGATTAAGAAATTACTTTTAATCGAGGTTATTTTATGACAAAACTTCCCTTCTCTCTCACAGTGCGAGGTGACTCGCCTTTCTATTACGTCCGATTCCGTAATGAACGAACCGGAAAATTCATGTCGTGGATTTCCACAAAAGAAAAGAATTACAACAGAGCGCTCCGCAAAGCGTGGGACTTGTACAACGAAAAATCTGCAGAGATAGACCAGCTTTCCTATTATGACACGCTCAGAAAATCCGAGTACACTCAGGCAGATGTTCAGAAGTTCCTTGAAGATTTCCAGCGCAAGGGATTTCTTACAAGCTTCGTTCTCAATGATTCAAGCCTTGCAAATACACCGGCCCTTCAATGGCTTGTTGATTTCTGGAATCCGGAGCTTTCCGAATATCTCAAAGAAAAGCAGCGCAAGGGGCAGGTCATCCATAAAAAACACCGCGAAAACTCAGCCGCCTTTATACTCCGGCACTGGTCAGAAATCCTCAAAGACAAGAAGCTCGGAGAACTTACCCGACAGGATATACAGGCCCAGTTCAACCGCCTCGATCAGCTCCCCCTCAATGGCAATACAAAAAATCATATACTCCGCTCCGTCCTCACTCCGCTTAAATGGGCCTATAACAACGAGCTCATAAACCGCGACCTTTCACGCGGCTGGATAATGTACAAGGCAGAATATAAAAAGCGCATAATTCTGACAATGGAAATGGCCCGCAGTGTCTTTCGCGTATCCTGGGGCAACGACATGGCGCGGCTTGCATCCATGCTGGCAATGTGTACGGGCATGCGCTGCGGTGAAATTCTCGCCCTCACAGCTGATGATCTAGAAGATTGCAGCATCTATGTTCGACATTCGTATAACATGAAAGACGGGTTGAAGTGTACGAAAAACGGCGAAGAGCGGCGGGTCTGGGTTCCCTTCCCGTTTATTATGGATCAGCTGAGGCATTATGCACAAACAAACCCGTACACCAACGGCGCGGGCTTTATCTTCTGGGGTTTATGCCCAGATAAGCCCATTGATAACAAAATCTTTCTGAAATTCTTCCGCCGTGCGCTTGTTTCGGCCGGAATGGAAAAAGAATCAGCAAAACAGATAACTTTCCATGCGTGGCGCCATTTCTATACTACATACATGGCCGAGCGGGTAAATCAGAGGGCTCTGCAGAGTCAGACGGGCCACAAAACCGAGGCAATGCTCGAACATTACGCGGCCCATCAAACCCTCGAAGAAGCAAAGCTGATAATGGATGCACAGTCAGAAGTTTTCGGGGCCGTTGTGGAATAGCTTAAACTATCCGCCAGCCTAAGCGTCGAGCGATTTCTTTTCCCTTGCGGTGCGGTCGGCTTCCCATTTATCCAGGAGCGTGCGCACCGTGTCTTGCTGTGTGGGGTCGAGCTGACCCCATTGTGCAAGAAGCCATTTTTCTTCATTACTCAGCCCGCTTTCCTTTCCGCTTATAAGCCATTCTACAGAGACGTTCAGATATTCCGCTATTCTCAGGCAGATATCACCGGCCGGCACCGTTCCGCGAGTTGACCATGCTGATATATTTTGCGGTTTGATACCGAGCGCATCCGCAAGCGTCACCCTATTCTCACCTTTCTTTTTCAGCAGATTATCAATTCTATCGACAATCAGCATCCCATTTGTCGCATTCTCTTTCATATAAAAACCACATATAAAAAATCGAAAAAAAAGCAACAAATGTTGAATATTTTTCTTGACTTAACAACATCTGTAATTTATTATAAACACATAAACAACAAATGTTGTTTTCTGACTGCTACTATAGTAGCAGTTCTTAATAAGTCTTGACGGACTTATTAAGAATTGACAAGTCAATAGGTCGAGATTCAATCAGGTAATTACTTTCTTGTTCCACTTACCGGCGGGCGGGAAGTTTTACATATAGGCCGTGCAAGCCGAGGTCTCGACCCCTCCGCTTCACGGCTTGTTTTTTTTTCTGGGCATTGCTGCGCTGGGCGCTCTCATCTGGCGTGGATGTCATATAAAAACCTTAGGGGTGCGGTTTTGCAAAGGTGCGTTGCATCTTAATTTGGATGCAGAACCGCCTCCCCTTTCTTTTCCATAAGGAGGTCGGATATGGAAAGAAAAAGATTGTGCGTTCGCGTCGGCGAAGCGTGCGAAATGCTTTCTATGGGTCGAACATCGCTGTTCAATTCTGATATTCCGTATATCAAAATCAACGGACTTCGACTCTATCGTATAGAGGATTTGGAGGCTTATCTGGAAGCCCACATTCAGCGCAAGGAGAAAAGAGCATGAATTATTACAACTATCTTGATGAAATGCAGAACCTTTGTTTGAAGGCTTGCAATGCACTTAAAGTTATCCATTCTGATGATCCTGTTCTTGCAGATGTATATTCAGCTGCAGAAGAAGGATTTTTTCAGAAGAAACAGAACTGCCTTGCGATTGATGCCGCAGCCCCAGCCGGCAGCGCAAAAACTGAAAGGCTTGAAAAGTTCCGCCAGACTGTTGCGGAGTGGGAAGATCGCGCAGCTTATAAGCTGAAGGAAGAAAACGATGCCAGGGAAAGCAAAAGGACAACCGCCTAAGGCAGTTATAGCAATTCCGAGCGAGCCAGTAAGAAAAGCCGGAGGCCGTGAGCTTGAATTCAAGAGTGTGCTTTCTTGTGCTAAATACTTCGGAATCCTACCGAGTACGATAACAAGAGTTTTAGTTCACGGGACAAAGCGCTTGCCTACCTTCGGGTATTACTTCGATTACAAAATATGAGCTTATGATTGAGCGGTTAGATAAAAAGGCAACTATTAAGCTTTTGGCGGCAATGAAGTTTCAGGCAGAAAGCGACATAAGGCTTTATTCCAAAAAAGCGGCGAAAAGGTAGCAGATACATAGGAAAGCGCATCTATGAAAGTGCGGTCTATTATCTGAATGTGGAACTTCCTGACATCAAGGAAGTTATAAGTGAAAGTTTTAGGGAATCATAAACAATGGCAAACAAAATTGATTATAAAGAGTATCTTTCCCATCTTGGCACCTATGAAACGGATGCAAAGAAGCGGGTTAAGGATTATTTGGAAAAGCAGATTCAGGATGATGAAGCTTTAAGGAATCTCTATCGCCCTGAAAAGATAGACGATTGTTATGACTTCATACAGAACGCAGTAAAATCCATGGTTCATTCTGGTGGATGCGTTGCTGTAGAAGATGCACTTGTCTGGAAGATGGCGAGAGATTATTTTATTGAGATTTTACCGAAAACGGCTGACGAGCCGCCGGAGGTAAAAGCAGCCATGCCACAGGTAGAAGGTGGGGAAAAGTCTGAGGCATCGGAAAACAGTGAGGCAGAAACGGAACCAGAGCAGAAAGAAGAAGAAAAAGCTGCTCCGGCCGACAACGAAAACGAAACTGTGACCGATGAATACGGATTTGAGGTTTACGGTGAAGAGCCGGAAACTGTTTCAGAAACAGGCGCAGAAACAGCGGAAGAAGCTGAAACTGAGGCAGAAACGGAACCAGAAGCAGAGACAGAAATTACAGAAGAAGAAACATCTGCAGAGGCCGACAACGAAAACTCAGGAACTCCATGCGAGGAAGCAGAACCAGAAAACGAAAAGCCTGAAGCTTCTGAAACCAAATACGACGCAGACGGCAACGGCCTTCTGTTCGACTTCTAGGGAGGCGCGGAAAATGCACGTTCCTACAGGCTGGCATGACAGAATCGTTATTGAAGATGGAAAAGTCACAAGGATTTTTCAGGCAGAGTGGAAAGATTACAAACACGGCGGAAAAATGTATTACTGCGATGTTTACAAAGAGGATGAAGATAGTAATTTTTATCAGCAGAATATTTATCGCTGTATGTATTACGGTCGTTGTGTTGCCTTTCCTGGCTTAGTAATAAATCCCCGCCCTACATGGTACGGATTGGGCGACCATTCAATTGCTGTAGAAGAAGGCTGGCAGAAAGTTGAAAGGCGCGGTGATTATGGCGGCCAAGACTTAAAAGACGCAGACAAAGAACTTATTTGCTCTGTACATCCATCGTTCAAATACGTATTCAAAAAGTACAAAATCATTAAACGTTGGCACTGCATGGAAATACTGGCTATGTGGAAAAAACATCCAGAGTTAGAACTTATTCTTGCAGTGGGTTATGAAAAAATCGGAATGAACAACAACTTCTGGAAGCTGAAAGAACAGAATCGAAAAGCTGTCTGTTTATTTATGCGACAGAATCCGCAGTATAAAGAATTCTCACTGCGACAGGTTCAGCGCTGTCTAAGATCAGGCAGTCCGGCTCTCTATGCTGAATACATGGTTGAAACCGAAAAGAGCTGGAATTATGCAGATATTACATTCACTGATTTCCTTTACCTGAAAAAACTTAAGGGATTCAGTAAAGACAGTTTTGATTCTGTAATAGCACGAAAGATTTCGATTTATTCTGACGTTCTCAGAATCCTTCGCAATTCAACGCATGATGTCAATGATCCATACTGGCGGCATCCGAAAGATTTAATTGCAATTCACGACAGACTTGTTGAAGAAGAGCGTGTTAAACGAGAGGCAGAAGGAAGAGCTTCAAGAGCTAGATTTGAGAAGTACATCAAAATCATTGAAAGAAAACTTTCTGGGTATGAAGGCAATATTGACGGATATTCTATCTTTGTTACTTCTGATTATTCGGAATGGAGGAAACAGGCAGATGCTTTGCATCAGTGTATTTGTGCTGCCGGCTATTATCAGATGATGGGCCGTGGTGATTGCACAATAGTTTTCATTCAGAAAGATGGAGTGCCACAAGCAACAGCTCAGATTATGCCGTCCGGAAAAATCAATCAGTTCTATGGTGATGAAAGGGACAGAGACAACTGCAGACCTTCAGAAGAAATCCGCGCCGCTTTTAATAAGTGGTTAGAAGTTATTCCAAAATCAAAATTCAAAAAATCAAAACCGCGCCAGCGCAAGAGCGAAAAGAAGGAGGTTGCAGCATGAGTTTTTTCAACAGTAAGCCTTGGGCAAAGATTCCAACAGATTTACTTGAAAATAAGGCTATGATCCGCGCCGAGGCAGAGCTTACTCCGGAACTCCGCGCCGCGCCAGTTTTACTGTATCTTGCAGGAGCTACAAAAGCAGATGACGACGGCATTTTTGACATCGGAGACGGCGAAGAGTTCGCCGCCCTGATTAAAGCAAACAGCCCCGAAATCGTTCAGCTGGTTGCTTCTGCAATGGTGAAATTCCGTATTTTTGCGCATGTTCCAAATTCAACTGTTTATCTGTTCGCTGAGTGGGAATACACAACGCGCCAGAACGGCAAGAGCCTGAAAAACCGCTTTGCGCAGGCTCAGGAGATATGGAAAAAGAAGCTCGATGAATCTTCTTTTTTTGCTCCGTATAAAAATGTAGACACGCTATCAAAAAACATAGCCGATACATCCGCCGAGTGTTCTAACACTATACAACCCCGCGTTAACGAGTGTTTTAACACTATACGGCCCGCCGAAAACGCGATTCCGCAGATAAGAAGAGAACAGATAAGAGAGACCAGAGCAGAACAGATTAAAGCAGAGGGAGAAAAGACCACACACACAAGAGTAGAAGGTGTGGAGGGAGAGATTTCGCCGGCGGCTTGCGAATCAATTACGGATTCTTCAGCCGCCGGCTCCAAGAGCAATGAAGATTCACAACAGAATCAAAACACACAAGAAAAGCTGATGGAGATTCCTGACTGGACTATTGTTCCTGAATCTGAAACCACAGATGAAACTCTCGAAGCTGGTGACAGTGATAGAGAAACAGGAGACGCAAGTTTTGTGCCAACAAGTGACGAAAAAAACAGGGGGGAGGTTGTCGAGGTGCTCAACAAGTTCTTCACTGAATACAACGTTTCTTACAACGTCACAAAGGGCTTGAAAACGGTTGAGGCAATTGCCGGTGATATCTTGGCCGGCACGCAGTCTCAGGCACAGGCGCTCGACCTGGCAAAGAAAATCACAATCGAGTTTAAGGCCATGCACGACGCCCCAGAGGGTGACCGCTGGCGCAATATTCCGCTCTTTCCGGCTTACATGGCAAAAGAGGCGGTATGGGCGCAGCTTTTAAGCCGCGTTTCGAGAATCTACGGAACGCCAAAGGAACCGAAGCCGCTTGATGCCGTGGCGCAGGCTAAAAAAGACTACGAAGAGTGCATGAAAGAGCGCGAGGAACTGGGAAATCCGATTGAAGCCGAGTATATCCGGAACGGAATAGACCCAGATGATCCGGCAAGAGCGCAGAAGCTTTTTGCCATCAAGATGAAGTGTAAAAACGGGGGTAACTGATGCAGGAAAATCAAAAGCCGTGGCCGGAATCGCCGAAGATTCTACACGACCGCGTAGTAATTCAGCGAGGTCTCAGCTTTTATTTTCCGTGTGCTGTGTGTCGAGAAATGGGCTGGGAGGAACGCTGCAGGAATAAAGACGAGTGCGGCATGTTTCTGTATCAGCGTATTGCAGAGCACCTTAAGGAGTGGGAGCGTGAAACAGGTAGTTCAGTCGGACTTGTTCGACGTTGAAGCCATTACTGCCGAAAACTTGCAATATTTCGAGCAGAAGGAAAAGGCTAAGCGGGAGCAGTTCTACAGTGAGGCAGAACTCCCCTACTTCGAGAATCCAAAAAACGACAGCGAGAAGCTGTTTAATCTGCAGTACAAATACCTGAAAGAGGGAGACAAGACGGCGCGGCAAGAATTGTACTTGCTCAGTTATAAGATTATGCGGCGCATTTTATGGCGGCGCATGAAAAAAGGCGGTCTAGGCTGGCTCGACGAAGAGCGCCAGGATGAAATTGTTGCAGATGCTTTTTTATATGTTTTTCGCCGTTATGAACGCGGCAAGGGCTACGTTGTAAAAAAGAGCTTCATTTCCGTGCTTAAAGGCGGTGTGAGGCATGCCGTGGAATACACGACCATGAAAGACAACGAGGAAAGCATAAGCGATATAAAAAACATTACGCAGAAGGCTCTTAAGTTTTTCTGCTAGGAGGAAAAAAATGCTTAAAGTGCTGGAAGTTTCAAAAATTGTGCAGGGAAAGAACATCCGAAACGAGCACGACAATGAAATTGCTGAGCTTGCAGAGTCTATCGACAGACAGGGGTTGCTCAATCCGATTCTGGTTCAGAAACGGGATGATGGCAATTATGTGGTTATTGCGGGGCATCGTCGTTTTGAAGCTGTAAAAAGACTTGGTTTACCGCATATCGAGTGCAACATTGCAGATGGATTGAGCGAAAGAGACATTCTTGAAGCTCAGGTTGCAGAAAACGTCCAGAGAAAACAGATGTCAGCGTGGGAACTTGTTCAGATTTTCGAGGACATGAAAAAACACAAGAATCTGAATCAGCATGCCATTGCAACGATTTTTAATAAATCTGACGCATGGGTTGCAAACCAGTACGAGGCTGTTCAGCTCTTAGAGGCTCAGTTTGGCGAAAAGATTCCGAAGGCAGCAAAGAGACTGACAACAGGACAGATTAGAAGTCAGACAAAAAAGGCAATGGGCAGACAGAAAAAGCTTATTATCTGCGAAGGAATGAGAATCGAGGTTTTAGGGCATAAATACACAATCTTCTGCAGTGACATGGATTCAGAAACCGCATTACGCGAGTTTATAGACAGCCGCAAGGCAGGGAAGTAAGTTATGGCAACAATCAATTCTGTAATTGTCGAGGGAAATCTGGTAAAAGCGGCCGAACTGTCGCGATGGAGTGATAACACTCCGTATTGCCGTTTCACTATTGCAAGTAACGAGAGTTACAAAGACCAGAACGGGCAATGGCAGGACATTCCGAGCTTTATTGATTGCCTGGTAAAAGGCGCTTATGCCGAGAGCATGGCAAAGCATCTTTTGAAGGGCCGCCGCGTTACTGTTCAGGGCAGACTTAAACAGCAGCGCTGGACTGATACAGCCGGAACAAAAAAATCGGCAATTGTTGTGAAGGTGACAGAAATTTCACTCTCACCTTTCGGCACTAACAACTTCCGGCCAGCGCAGGAACAGCAATCGCCTAGCGATTACGTTGAAAATGAGCCTGAATCATACAGCAATGATATGTTTGACGGTTCAGAAGAAATTCCGTTTTAGGGGGAAAACGAAATGGGAAGAAAAATCGACAAGAAGATCAGAAAAGCTGTAAGAACAAACATGACTGAAACATGGGATTGGATCGCAGAAATGCTTCCGGAACTTCCGCTCAAAAGACGATTGTTCCTGGCGTGGTGCATTGTATTCAAAAAGGATATTCGTAAATAAATCTTTTTGTGGGAGGAAAGACTATGAACGACTTATGTACAACCGTAGAAGATAACAGAATTGTGACAACAAAAGAACTCGCCGGCATCTTAGGTGTTGAGCCTAGAACCGTACAGCTGGCAGTTCAGAAGCTGGGACTTGCGAATGTACTTTCGCAAGTGAAGATTCGGGGCCAGAACTCTTTTGTGTTTACAGAAGAACAGGCAACGCTTGTAAAACAACACATTCAGGAGCATCACAATCTTTCGAGCCGTCAGATAGATTCTGTTTCAACAGTGGCAGAAGAAAACCAGATGATTGCTCAGGCTTTCTCAATTCTGCAGAGACGTATTGAAGATGCAAACAAAGAGATTGAAAAGCTTAAGCCGGCGGCAGAGTTCGCTTATCAGATATGCAGCTCAAAGGATGCAATCGACATCGGAAATTGTGCAAAGGTTTTGAATCGTAACATCGGCCGCAATAATCTTTTTGAGTTCTTACGCAACAGAAAGATTTTACAGCAGGATAACATTCCATATCAGAAATACATAGACAGCGGTTACTTTCGGGTAATTGAAACGAAATACACCATTCCATCAGGCGAAACAAAGATAAGTTTGAAAACGCTTGTACTGCAGAAGGGTGTTGCTTATATCAATAAGCTTTTAAGGGAATCAGAGAATGAAAACAAAGGTGTGTGCTAAAGCCGGATGCGGACGCGCTGCAGTTCCAGGAAAGGACTACTGCCAGAATCATTTACATCTGCAGGCAGAGCGGGACAAACGGAAAATCTTTACAAAGCGCGGTAAGTCTAAGCAATGGCACGGGCTGTATGAGTCAGCTGAGTGGCGCAGAGTGCGAGCCGCCTTTCTGAAGAAATATCCTACGTGCTTTATTTGTGGCAGACCGGCAACCATTGCGGATCATATCATACCACATCGAGGGGATTTGACATTATTTTATAGTGCCGACAACCTTCAACCGATGTGTCAGAGCTGCCACAGCCGCAAGACGATGAAAGAAAACAACAACTTTCACGGCAAGGGGGATAGGGGGTGAAAAACTTAGAACGATTCGACTTTAAC